TCTTCTTGTCCGGGATAATCAATCTACTAGTATCTATCTCTTCTTGATGTGATTCTTCTTCCCGAAGGGAAGGCTTACGCTCACGTAGCTTCTCAACTAGTTCGTCCAGAAATGACATATCAGTATCTGAGACCTCATCTTCGTCTATATCAGATTCTTTAGAGTTATTATTCACAACTTCTAAGTATTGTTCTTCTAGTTGCGCCGTTGGGGTGAATATAGCAACTATTGAAGATTTTGTCAAGGTAACAAATTCCATCCTAACTCCAACCATCCATCTCATTAACATTATATATGGGACCGATTCTTTACCTATTTGCCAGTCTACTATGTAGGGTTCTCTTATTCTTATAACAGAGCCAGTTTCATCATCATCATGATGTTCTGTTATGATAAACTCCCCAGTAGAAAGTTTTAGTACACTAATCATCATTCACCCTTTATATTGATTTTATATATCTTGTACTCAAAACCTTCTTCATTATACATCTTCATTCTTTCAGAAAAGTGTTGGATTGTATAGTTCTTTTTACTACCAGAAGACAAATCGTCAGCAATATCAATTAGAGTTGCATCAGTCTTTGTATCACTCTTTCTCAATCCACGCCCAATAGATTGTAACGTTCTTATCTTAGATTTAGATGGAGAAGTGAAAACTACTGTATGCAAATTCTTGATGTTTACTCCCGTAGAGAAAGTTCCGTATGATGCGATGATAATTGCATCTGTTTCTTTTTCTACAATACTTCTAACTTGTTCCCTATCATCCGCATGAGTATTTCCATGAACAAAGAATACTTTTCTCCCCTCATCAACACTTTTACTTATAAGGTCATATAATTTGCTTCCGTGCTTATCAACAAATTGATATAAGAGTAGCGTGTTCCCATTTAATGATACGGCTAAATTTTTAATAAATTTATTTCTAGACTCATTAGTAACGATAAAGTCTACTTCGTCTGCATACTTATAATTCTTTACTTGTCTTCGCATTTCTTCTGGATAGCTTAGAATTAGTGCTTTGATTTTGAACTTAGCGAGTTGCCCACCCTCAATCAATTCTTTAGTTTGTGTTACTTGTTTAACTTCGCCAAATAATCCCTCTAGAACTAATTTATGAGTAGTAGAGCCGTCAAGTGTACCAGTTAAACCAAATCTATATTTACATTCACTTAGTTTTTCTAAGATACTCATTAGAGATTTAGCTTTAAATAAATGTGCCTCATCCCCAATAACTACATCAAATTGCTGAAAATAGCTTTTTGGCATTTTGAAGATTGATTGCCAAGTTGATACTATAACTTGCTTATCTGAATGTTTGTCTTGGCCAGCCATAATTTTATGACAATTTTCTTCAGCATCCCAACCATAATCTTTGAAGTCGCTAACTAACTGATGAACTAGTGAGGTTGTAGGTACAATAACTAGAGTTTTTGCACTATACCATCTAACTAGATGATATATGATAAATGACTTACCAGATGCTGTTGGTGATAATAGAAGCGACCTTCTATTTCTAACCGAATGAGCAAATGCCTTTAATTGATAGTCTCTTGCTTCGAAAGGTGCGCCAAGAGTCTTTGAGAAGTCGTGCGCTTCTTTAATAGAAAATTCATCATTAGGTTCTATAGAAGAATCGTACTCAACTGCGTATCCATTCTTCTGGGCAAATCTCTCTACATGAGGTAGTAACCCAGCATAAATTTTTCTTGTGTTTGCGTTATATAGACGTATCTTTCCATCCCACATACGATTTTGATATGCGGGCATAAACTTATATCCAGGAACATAGAATGTAAAATACTCATATAATTCTTTAGCTGTAGAAAGTTCACAACCAACAATTATATGAGTTTCATCTTCTTTTGATATATAAAGCTTATTGTAATCCATTAGTAAATTTTTGCCATTCAATAGCATTCTTAATATCAAATGAACGCTTGTTTAGTTGTTTGATAATATCTTCTATAAAGTCAACTTTTTGTTTTTGTATAGCAACTTTTAAAAGGTTATCTCTAATATCGGAATCTGCTTCAATGTAAATTGAAACGTCTTGTCTTAGAACATTTTTAAGAAATGGTTCCCAACCATGCTCTTGCAATTCTTCATCAGACATTTTTCCTGTGTAATATTCCCACTTAGCTAGATACAATTTTTTATAATCTGTATCCATTTTTTTAAGTCTCATTCTTTCTTGCGAATAGAACTTAAAGTATTTGCTGTGTAATTGTGGCGTTTTTAGACTTTCTCTATCTAAAAATGTAGAATCGATTGAAGCGTCACTAGCCCATAAGCTTTCAAGTTCATCAAGTTTCATAATATCTCCTCATCATTTAATGTATATATCATGCGTCAGATATGTTATATGTCCCATATCTAAATGATGCAGATGTAGTTACTTCTGCTACGTCAGTTGTTTGTGTAGAGAACGATAGTCCTCCGATAGCAACTGGAAATAGTCCTGTAAATGTAATTTTCTTATTTGGGTTATTGGCATTTGTTCTAATGATTAAAGATGCTTCTGATACTATGTCATATCCAGGTGACGTTGCATCTACTACTTTTCTATCTTCAAAACTTTCTGGAAAACCAATCTGCTTAACCCAAGTATACAATTCTTGCCAATTAGACATATCTTCATTTACTTTAAACGCAATCTCTAAACTACCAAAAATTATCTGGTCGCCTGGAATTGGAATTTGAGAAAATGGTGTACCAGTAACAGCTTGCCCTAAGATTAACTCCGGGATGTTTGCTTCTTGAACAAAGAATGTCAAGTTAGGTAATCTCTCAATTACAAGTTCGAAATTGTGAGGAGAAAGAAAATTAATATTTTGTGGGTTTGCCATTTTAGTTCTCTTTTATATTTAACACTTTATTATTTATAACAATAAAAAAAGGGGAGTCCGAAGACTCCCCTAAAAGTAACAACTAATGTTATTATTGTTATTATTACATTAGGTTGTCGATAGTTACTGTGCGGTAGTAGCTATTCTTATTGGCAGCAGCAACAACACCGTCTGCAGCAGCAGTTGCGAATGGGTTTGCAACCATACCGTAGCGTGTCTTAAAGCCAATTTTTGGCTGGAAGGTATTCTCGCCAACTGCACGAACCATTTGTAGCGGTACGTATGGACAGTAGAAGAGACCAGCATCAAATGATGATGTACCTTTATAACCAACTACAACGTAGTTAGAAGATGCATATGGGTCGATGTACACTTTAAAGCGACCGTTTAGGATACCTGCGAAAGTATTACCTGAATCATCAACTTGCAAGCTGTTTGCTAGTGCTGGTGTGTAATCTAGAACGCCTGCCATTTGAAGTGCAGAAGCAACATCAGATGAACATACGATTACGTTACCTTTACCACGGCGAGTAGCGATTGCGATAGCATTTGCTTCACGCTCAATTTGGAACATCAAGCCTTTGAACTTCTCTACTGACCAACGACCGTTTGAGTCAACGTCCAAGTCGAAAGTACCAGCAACGGCTGTACCCGTTTGAGCACCAGCTGTAGCTGTTGCGTAGATTGACTGAATCATTTCACGGTTGATTTCAGCAAGAATTTCAGTTGACAAGATGTTTGCCAATTCTTGTTCTGCGTCTAAGCCATGAACTGCTTTCAAGTCTTGGGCAAGTTCAGTTGTGTATTCTGCTTTAAGCGCACGGCTCTTAGCAGTTACGGCAACCTTCTCAATTGAGAATGCCATTTCGTTGAAAGTACCGCCACCAGCTGCGCCAAGTGCTTCAGCAGCTGCAGTTGTCATACCAGCGCCAGCAGGATGAGTGCCAGTACCAGAGAAGCCAGTATCAGCTTCGTTAAACAATGCTTCTGTGTTTGCTTGGTCAGTGTAGCGTGAACGCATAGCAAAGATTAGGCCAGTAGGACCAGTCATTGGTTGTACGCCAGCAACATCATAAGCGATGAGGTTTGGCATAGAACGACGGACTAGTGATACTAGAACTGGGTCGAAAATATCAACACCACCATCGGCGGCAGTTGAAGATGATGCACCCATTTGGTTAGCAGGACCAGCTTCTAGTAGAGAAGTCGGTGCACCGTAACCTGAGTGGGATGACTCACGAACAGCAGATTCTTGGTTTTCAAGAAGTTGCGCAGTGACAGAACGTTTATGTGTATCTTGGATTGCTGGTAGTTCAGAATGCTCAAGAACAGGCTGCCATTTTTTGACTAGGGTTTCAACACTCATTGGTAGTCTCCTTTTTAGGTTTTTCTAAATTATTCACGTAATTTATCTTATCTAAGATTATTTATAAAAATGTTATTTTCTAATGGTCTTGGAAATGCCGTCAACATACATTCTCATATGTTGGGGTACTTGTACTTCTTCCTGAAGACCTTCAACATCGTCATGTAGGGGCTGGGCCTGTCCTACTGTTTCATCGGCAAAATATTTCTCTTTAATGAGATTTACTTTACCACGAAAATCATCTTCGGATACGAATTCAATCTCTTCAGCTAGAGCCATTACTTTATCGGCTTGTACTGCAGACAATGAATCTGTCTCTTCAGAAATAACTTTTGCTTTAGAAAAATCATTTAGCTTTTCTGTAAGTTCTTTCTTGCTACTTACTTCTTTCTCTAATGATTCTTCTAGTTCTTCAATACGATTAGCAAACTCATCAACTAGGTCTGCTTTCTCTTCTGGAATCTCAATGTAATTTTCTACGAAAAGATTTTTTAGACCAGATAAGAAGTCTTCCACGATTTCAACTTTTAAACCGCTTTCAACTGCGATACGATTCTCTTCTAGGTAGTTTTCTACTACGTAGTCTAGATACTCGTCAACTTTGCCAATTAGACCTTCAGCAAATTCTTCTTTTTCGATTTCTACTTTTTCTTGAAGGGCTTCTTCGGAAAGTGCCACTTGCTCTTTAACTTTAGTAGTTACTGCAGCTTCGAATACAGCTTTTGCATTTGATTTGAATTCCTCGGAGAGGTCTTCACCGCCGAATAAAGTATTAACTTCTTCGGTTGCATCAAAAGCGACTTCTTCTACAGCTTCTTCAACTACTTCTTCGGCTTCGCCTAGAAGTTTTTCGGACGCAGCTTGAAGTTCAGCTTTATCCATTTCTTTAAGTTGATTAATCATAGAATTCAAAAGAGCTGCTTCAGACTTAAAAGATTCTTTAACATCTTCTTCGTCTTCATCATCTTCTTCTTCGTCTTCATCATCGTCTTCTTCGTCTTCTTCTTCAGACATTTTTTTCTTGTCGTAGCCTTTTTTGCCTTCGTCAAGAGTATCGTCTTCTGAATTGACTTCAGCTTCTTCAACTACTTCCTCTTCGAGAACTGCTTCTTCAGAAACAACTTCTTCAGTTGTCACTTCTGCTTCTAGTTCTTTTAGTTCTTCAGACATAGTATTCTCCTTTTAAAGTTCTCATTTTTTTATATTTATAAAATTAGAGTTTTGAGAGAAAATCTTGAAAAGCTTTAATCTTCAAATCTTCTCTCAAGTGTCTTGCGGATTCATCAATCTGTTTTTTGTAATTTGCGATTTCGACTTCTTTAATGATTCCATTATCCCAAACCCATTCAACACCTTCCATGATGCCTTGAACAAATGCATCTGGTGCAGAGGGGTCTGCTACAATGTCAGCAGCGGTTGCTAGATAAAAGTCGTCTTGAACTTGCTTACTTCCGCCAACATCTTTAATTGAACCCATGCCTCTAGACGAAACACCTAAAACAGCACCTTCATCCATCAAATTCTTTACGATATTCCCATAAGGAGTATCCATAATTTTCGCTTTACCAATAACATTATTACCCTCGTATCGGAGTTCTTTAATTAGATGCGAAACTCGCTCTAAGTTAATCGATGGTCCCTGTGGGTGACCAAGTTCTCCATACGCACGATTCTTTTCTACATATTCTTTAATGTATCTATCAGTCTCTTTTTTGAGAACTTCCATGGGATAAACACGACCATTACGATTCTTCAAGCTTCCTTGCATGAAGACACCTTCGATGTAATAATCTTTTTTGCCGTTTTTTTCTTCTTTGAGGATTTGAATTTCCTCAACAACTTCTGTAATTAACTTCATTTATCAAACCCCATAGATTTTCTTTTTCTATTTGTTATTTTTCTTTTTCTTAGAATTTGTGCTACTTTAGATTTTCTTTTTCTAGCCGTAATTTTAGCTGCTCGCTTTCGTGCTAACTTTTCCTTAGAAGACATTCTCACAACTTTACCGTCTTTAGTTTTATATCCCGGCTTGTTTGCTACAACTTTTCTTCTTTGAACACTACCGTTACGAACTCTAGAAACTCGTTTAAATAAACCACCAGCCTCATCAATTTCGTCTAATGATTCTTCTAGAAAATCTTTAAAGTTTTGCATATCTATTTACCAAATTTATCTTGAAAAAGCAAAATCTACCATTTTCATGAAAGACATTTTGTCCTTCTCAATCATGGTTGCAATTTTTTTCTTATTAGAATCGTTGACTTTAGAATGCACATTTAGAATTGCATTAGCTGTAGTCATATCAACTTTTACCGATTTTCCATCATCAAACTTGACAGACATGGCTTGCTTTTTATTAACAATATTTTCAAGAGTTTTAAGAACATTCTTTTCTTCAAGATGTTCAATTTCCTCTTTAACTGCATCAACATCTGCAATAGTTTCTTTGTCATTTTTACGCTTGGCTTGCTTTCGGGCCTTAGCATCCTTTAGAGGTAATTCTTCATCACCTTCGTGGTCAAGAACATCGACTTTATGTGCATCCACAAAATCTTTTTCTTTTTTTGCTCGTGGAACATACTTCTCACGAATATCTTTAAAGCGTTTCATATTAGTCCCCTGCTACTTCTGCTTGAGTTTCTTGAGACTGTCTATCGTCAAACATGCCGTTTGCATATTTCATTTTCATAGTCTCTAAACTCTGATTTACTCTATCAAGAAGTTCATTTTGAATTGCATTACGAAAAGCAATTCTATCACATGTTTTTGCTGCAGATAATGCAGTATTTAAGTTGTCGCTCATAATAGAATCTCCGTGTTTATTTTATTAACTATTTATAATTTTATTAAAATTCTTCTGCTTCTGGGTCATCGATTTTATTATCTTTGATTTCTTGCTCAATTTCACCATCAATTGTCTTAATGTCTTCATCGGTTTGTCTCAAAATATGTCTACGAACATAATTTTGTGAGAAATATTTACCGACATATTCATCCATATCACGCAACGAATTTAATCTCTCTCTTAGAATTTCAGCATCTTTTAATTCTGAGAAGTGTGTATCAGAAATAAAGTCATATGCAATCTGTTCTTTAAGTTTCAACCATTCTTTTTTAGTACAAACGCCTTTAAGAATTAGTTGGGTTCCTAGCAATTCATCAAATAATACAGAGAATTTTAATCTCAATCTATTAATAAACTTAGTGAATTTAACTTCATCACGACTAATTTCTGTAGCACGACCAATAGCAAATCCATTTTCGTTATCTAATCTAGATACTGGGACGTTTAGTGCTTTGTACAATTTCTTTTGGAAGTATTGAACATCTTCAATCTCTCCAAGATTTTGACCGCCGGGTAGTGTAGAAATTTCTGTACCTTTACCACCCTCTCTTCTAGGTAGCCAATAGTCTTCAAGCATAGTTTGAAATCTACGGTCGTCTTTAATCTCACCTGTAGATGCATCATATACAACTTTATTCTTATACTTTTGCATAATATCACGTAGATATTGTTCTGCCTTCATCTTAGGCAAGTTACCTACGTCAATATAGAAAAGTCTACGTTCTGGTGCCCGGGAAATTCTGTAGATTACTACAGCATCTTCTAGCATACGCAATTGATTTAATGGTTTGATTGCTTTGTGTAAGTGAGAAAGAATCTGTTTACCTTCTTTATCAAATACGCCAGAATTAACAAAACAAATACTATCTGTAGATACTTTTAGACCTTGGTCTGCAGCGCCATTAAATCCTTTATCTGAGTAAAGAAAATACTCGTTAAATTTGGGTGGAGTAAATGTATTCTGACCCTGAGGTGATTTTTTATCGTCAATAGCCTCTTTTACTTTTTTAATTTTTCTTGGGTCAATATAACGAACTTCTAGCAACCCAAGTTTTGGGTTCTTTGTATCAATAACTAAGTGATAATATAGACGACCATCAACATACCATCTTCTAAAAATATCATACGCCATATTATTGAAGTTTAGCATTCTTGCTACATTATGAAATTCTTTTCTAATAGAATCTTTGATATTATCAGATTGTTCTAAATTGTCTAATACAATATTTACTGGATATTCTGTTGAATCAAAAACAATAGCTTCATTTACAATATCGTCAACTGCAGTATCGCACTCTGGCTGCATTGCCATCTCACGATATTTTTTAATTAACTCAGCTTCATTTTTTATATAACCGTCGAGGTCAACATAAGTGCCATAAGCGCCACCACCGGCAACAGTTACTGCGCCGTCATTATCTTCGGGAGGTACAAAAGAAAGAACTTCCTTTTCATCCTCTTTTCCGATTTTAAAACCAAATAAATTTATAGCCATTAATGCTTCCCTCTATTAACAAAATGGGGGGACCATAGTCCCCCCGTATCTTAGGACATTCCGAATTTATTTATACGGGTCCCAATTGAACTATCTTTTAGATGCCGTCTGTAAATTTACTATGTGTATACTGGAAAGTTACAGTAAATTCTTCGAGGGTATCACTTGAGTCGTAAGATAAGTCAATTGCTGATACGTCATTAGGAAATGCGTTTTCTAGAGTATACCTTCTGGATACACTACCACTACCATTTAAATGTTCGACATTAATGGTTGAAGTATAGTCGCCAGAAGATTCTCTCATTTTTGATGTAGTGAAGTTATTATCATTGATATACTTCATCCAATCATCAAAAAACGCCCGAATATTTTGCTCTGGGTCATTAATGACTGTGATTGTCCAGTCGGCAAAAGTTCTATCTCCAGGAACTTTAACTCTTCGACCCCTAAAAGGAACTTCAATAACCCCAATTGAGTATGCAGGAACTGCCGCTGATTTACACTGAAGGGTAACATCTGATAAGTTAGTTACCCCACTAAAACCATCAATACTAACCCTAAAGAGGTTTGCACGTGCGCCAACGCTTAACTTACTCTTAAAGTCTGAAATACTAAAATCTGCCATTTCTCCCTACCCCTTATAATGTTGAGAAATCGAAATAGTCATACTGCCAAGTTACGGAGTATTCTTCGATTGTATCTGTTGAATCATAAGACAGGTCAATTTGTGCAATTTCAGACGCAAAGCAGTTATACAGTTCGTATTTTCTTTTTGCGGTTCCGTCTTCACCTAATTGAGTAACAGTCAAAGTGATATTGTTATTGTTACCCTCATTGACAGATGCTTGATTACCAAAACTATTTGATACATCGTAATCTGATTCAACGATTGATGATTGAATTCTCTCTAATTCTTTACGTACAGTAAACTTTTCATCGTTTAGAATGGTGACCGTCCAATCTGCAAAAGTTCTATCGCCTGCGATTTTCAATCTACGCCCGCCAACATGAGGAACTTCAATAGTTCCTACAGTTGAGCCTGGTAGCTGAGCGGCTTTACACAAGAATTGGAATGCATCCCCTTGTGTAAAGCTACCGCCAGTAATTTCAACTTTAAATAGATTAGGACGGGCACCAACGCCAATGGCTTCTTTTATTTGCGAAATAGTAGTCATTTCTTTATATCTCCGTTTGGTTTGGTTGCCCGTTTCTATTATCTATTTATGCGATTTCAGAGAACTCTAAACCAGAACGTACTGCAACAAAATTCAATTGAATAAAGTTGATTGAACGATTTGGTCTAATGTAAATATCACACATAAATTCGCCAGCATTAATAATGTCTTCTGAGTTGTTTGATTCGTCACAAACAATACGGAAGTCTGTAATACCTCTACGTGCTTGAACAGAGCGTAGATATGGCGTAATTAAGTTGATGAAGTTAGAACGTGTTGAAGCATCGTTAAATTCAAATAGTGTGTTTTCTGATGCAACTCGAATAGTTTCTTGTAGTGTGATAAACAATCTACGAACATTGATTCTATTGAACGCTGTGTTCTTAGATGTTAGTGTCTTATCACCAAATAGAACTGTACCACGGCCTGCGATTGTAACTACAGGGTTTACTGAGTTTTTATACAATTCATCACGCTCTGCTTGAGTTGGGTTAAACGCAAGTTGAACAACATTGTTGATTCGACCTTGAGAGAAACCTGCTGGAGACAACCATGGCTCACGTTGTAAGTCATTTCGTGTCATAGTACCAGCAACGTCACCATTTAGTGGTACGTAAATGAATACATCATTGTACTTGTCATACTGGTATTTCCAACCAGAATCGATAACTGCAAATGTAGAAGATGTTAGTGTGTTACGGAAATCAATAACGTCAGTAACTTCATTTCCAGCGTTGTTCACAACATCTTCTCTTTCGGGAGAAACTGTTACAACTAAGTCTCTACGCACATCAGCAATATCATTGATAAGAATGTTAGCAACTGTTGTCGATGCTTGACCTGAGATAAGAATTGAAATATCTTGGTCATTTTTATTCTTAAATAAGTTGAATGCGTTGATACGTGAGTCATCCGTAATTGCGCTACCGTCAGTACCACCAGCTAGGCGATATGTAATTGGAAGTGCGATTTCTGTAAAATCGACCTCTGATAATGCAGAACCCCAGTTTGAGCCTACTGCATCGTGGTCTGCCCATCTGATGTAATTAGAGCGATTGTTGATAACTGTTTTATAGTAGTTAGCACTTCCGTTTTCAGCTTTAGCATTGCTACCAAGAGAAACGAGTTCATACTTTTCTAGAACAGTACCTTTTGCACCTGTCCACTTACCATCTGCATCAACTACAACTACATGAAGTTCATCGCCTGTGGCACCTTGAGCTTCTGCGTCTGGTGATGTTCCAGGAGCAACATTGAATGCAGACCAGTATTTCCAACGTCTTTTAACACTAGTTTCTGCAGCTGCACCAGTCAAGTGAGTTGATGCTAATGTTAATGCTTCATCAGTTTCTACGGATGCAACCTCAAGCGCACGACCATCAATTACTAGAATGTCGCCTGGGTTAACCTCTGTAAGAAACTCTGTTGCTGTACCTGTTACTGCTGCTGTTCCTGCCTGAATGGTGATAGAACCAGTTAGAACGCTTTCGAATGCAACAGCTGATGTACATGCGCTAATTTCGATGGAGTTGCCTAACTGGCCTGGGAATTTTGCTACCCAAGGACCAACGTTAGCAGACCCATCTTCTACAGAAGTTCTATAGTCTTCATCATTTCTGACTAATAGACCTGTACCAACTCCACCAGCACCAGTTGTAATTTCTGATGTAGAGTTTAATGCTGTTGATACGTCAGCTGCACGAACAACTTTAAGGTTGTTTCCATAAGTTAAGAAATTTGCAGCAACGAGGAAATCAACGTTGTTTGATGTTGTAGGTTTTCCCATTTTACGAACAAGGTCATTCTCGTTAGTTACAAGAATTGCTTCGTTAATAGGGCCCCAACTAAATGCTCCAGCAAATCCTGCTGGTGTTACACCTTCAGCGGCAACAGAGTTGACTTGGTCAACTTCGGTTACTTTGATGCCTGGTGAAATGAGATTAACCGCCATTTTGACTTCTCCTTTTTAGGGTTTAATTTTATTCTTCAACAATACGAATAGTTCATTATTATATCTTCTTTCATTTTATTTATAAAATAGAAGTTTTTTAGAAAATCTACCAAATTTTGCCTTCATCATATGCATCATACACGCTATCATATGCACCATCACCAATAGACCAAGATTGACCAGAATCATCAACAAAGGTCTTGTCTTCCTCTCCATTATCGATAAATCCAAATGGGGTTAATGATTCTTCTAATCCACGTATCTTTTCTTCGTACAGTTTTTGTCTAAAGTCTAAGTTTGTTACTTCTTTAAAATATTTTTGCTCTACTAGCCAAGCAAATAGAACTAATGTCATCACTAAGTCATCATTTTCTCCAGATTCTGCTTCATAAGATTTTCCTTTTGAAACAAAACTGGATAATTCTTTAATTGTTTGAAAGTCGTTTACTATAAGTTGGTCATTTTCAATCATAGTCTTAAGATTTGAGCACCCCAAGCGTTTTACTGCTTTAGTTGTTCTAACTCCTAATTGAGAACCTTGTCCAAATCCACCACCAATTGTTTGACCAGAAGCACCACGAATATTTGTCATTAATATATTTTCATATTCATATTCATGATGCATAATATCTGCTACTTGTCCACCAATATCATTTATTTCTATAAGAACGTATGCATCATTATATAGGTTACCCGCCGCCTTTACATAAGCTGGAAAGAGAACTGGTTCAATATTATTATCTCTAAATTTTGCAACTTGTTTATATGGAAATTCTGTAACGTCAAACACAGTAAATACTGAATAGTCTAATCCAATACCACGAGAAACATCGACTACAATAGAATAAACTCTGCCTGGTTCAGGCTCTTTGTAAATATCCATATTATTCTTAGAGCGTACTGGGTCTATGTAAACTAGTCTTCTAAGAGTAGATGGTGAAATTAGAGTATTTGATGAGCCTAAGAATTCACATTCAAATTCTACTCTAAACTGGTCTTCGCTAGTATTCGAGATTGTTTGTTTCTTCCATTTCTCATCACGACCAGGCACATCCGACCAATGAACGTCAATTCTCGCATAATCATTTCTCTTATTTTCGCTATCAACCCAAATTTTATAAAACATATCAAGGCCGTTTGGCGTTGATGTAATCAAAACCTTAGATGTATTACCTGATGAGATTGTTGGATAAACAGAAGCAAAGAAGTCATCTTGTAAGTTTTTAGGTACGAATGCAAATTCGTCTAAGTAAATCAAGTTAAATGAGCCACCACGAATTGCACTAGATGATGTTGCTGATGCTAAAATCTTAGAGCCGTTTTCTAGTTCGATGTTACCTTTATTCCACTCAAGGATGCCTTGTTGAAGCCATTTTGGTAGTGCTTCATATGCCCTTTGAATTCTTGATAAGATTTCTCTAGCTTGCGCAACTTGTTCGCAAGAATCGCAATATTAAAATCAATATTAAATATTGCCTGATGCAAAAGTAATGCAGCAATTGTTGTAGTTTTACCAGACTGTCGTGGCATCTTACATATCACGAATCTATTTTCTACAACAGAATCGATAATTTCTACTTGAAAGTCATAAGGCTCAAATGGAATAAAGCCCTTATCAATGTTTACAATCTTAACATAATTTTTAATGAAGTATTCTGGGTCTGCAGCACACTTCATGTATTCAGCAACTTGCTCTTCAGTATATTCTAGTGATACATTTGAGCGTTTTAGATTTGGATTGCCTAGATACGTTTCACTCATTTTATCACCTATTCATCAGTTTCTTTATCTTTCATATCCTTTATAAGAGATTGCAAATCTTTAGAAGTGCCTACAAATAAAGCATTGTTTGTTATGTTCTGGGTAGTTCTACCTAATGAGGACTTCCCATTTTCAATTTCATTAACTTTCTTTTGAAGTTCTAGTAAATCTTTGTTTGCATCTACCATATTCTTCATTAATTGCCCGACCACCTCATATGCTCTAGGTGATTCGCCTTCTTTTGCTAGAATCATAATTCCATCAATTGCATCTTGACCAGTTGAAATTATATTTTTTAAATTTTGTCTAGCATATTCATAATCATCATTTTTAATATCAGTTTTATTAACATCTTTAACATCATTAAGAATTAGTTCTTGGTCTAATGGAATAATCTCAGCTTCAATGTCAAGAGCATCTGATAATTTTTCATCGATAGTCTTTTTCATATTAAATAACTCTCTATTAACTTTCTGGTGTTGTTACACTGAATATTTTATCGATAGGGTCTGTTGCCTCATTATAAACATTAACATCGAGACTAGTAATATCAACATTATTTCTAACTGGACCAAATACGTAACCTTTAACTACAAAATCCAGCTGCCAAGTTAATACTCTTCTAGTTTCAAAATCGCCTTCATAGGTATCTTCTGAATTAACTGTTTGTAGAACAGTAGGAATATCAATTTTAATTCCCATATCTGGCAGAACATTCATAGTTACAGAAAATCTGGAGTAAAAAATGGTAGAATTTGCTCAAGAATTTGAGTACCATCTTCTGCATTTTTTACAAGAATGAATAATGAGAAATTTAAGTCGTATGGAACTGGTTGATATACATTTGGGTACTTGTCGCCAACTTTATTCTCAGATAATAGCCTATTCATAGAATTTAATTTACGCTCTGGTGAATAGTTCATTGATGTAAATTCAAATCCAATTCTAGGTAGAGTTATTGATATTTCTCTATCCAATTCTGGGTCTGCATTTAGTCTAGAAATAAATCTCTGCTTTGGTCCATAAGAAATTGGAACAGCTAAAGTCTTCTGAATTTCTCCATTTTCATCGAATCTATCAACTTTAATATCATTAAACATATTACCAAACATGATAATATATTTTCTAAGTGCTCCATGATAATACTTGTGTCCAAACATAATTAAAATCCTT